ATCTGCCTGGCCTGACGCAGTCGCATCGCTTCTCGTGGCGGTCTCGCACGCTGGAGATTGTCAGCCTGCTCGAGCACGGCCACCGCCAAGAGCACGAGGCCATCTGCCAGGAGAACACCTAGATGGCAACAGCCGGCATCGTCATCTCGGCAGACTTTCCCGACCTCAAGAAGGTGGGGGACGCTATCCGGGGGCTGGGCGACACGAACTTCACTGCACAATCGCTGAAGGAAGCACTGGAAAAAGCCATTGAGCCAGCCAGGCTTCGCCTGCGTGAACTCACGCCCGTCGGGCCGACCGGCAATCTGCGTGCTGCGATTTCCACAAAAGTCATCGCGTACTCAAGGGATGGCAACGCCGTCGCCCTGATCGGTTACCAGCGTGCCGGAAAGCTCGACTCCACCAGCGCCGCCGGCGGCAAAGTCCGCTCCTCGCGTGCGTCTTCCGGCGACCGGGCCTATCACCAGTGGCTCATTGAGTACGGCACGCGGCAGCGTGTGGTCGGCAAGTTTTCCAACACGCCGTACCAGCGGAAAAGCCCGACGGTGCCGTTTGTGCGAACCCGCATGGGCATACAAGAGACCGTCCGCGGCAAGGGCGTCGTGCATACGGTCAAGGGGCAGAACGCCTACATCGCGTCGAGCTTCAAGACCCTCGGGCCATTCGACACGATCCGCCAGCGAAACGGCCGCGTCCAGACTGATCCGCCGTATCCGGGGGCGTTTTTCCGCAAGTCGAAAACGCCCATCGTGATCGCACCGACGCCCGTGGGCGGTCGTGCAGGACGCCCGCCGGTTCGCACTGCTTTTGAACAATCGCAAAGCCAGGTGGCGTTCATCTTGCAGCAGGAGCTGCGAATCAGCCTAGAGCGAGCACTGAGCACGCTCACGTTCCGCGGCGAAGGCACCCTCTCCGGAGTCTGACGATGCCTTTGAAGTCACCAGAGGCTGCCGTTCGCAGCCGCCTCGTCGCGACAGCCGGTGTGACCGCCCTCATCGGCACCCGCATCTACCCCGTGATTGCACCGGCCACGGCTGCCCTGCCGTTCGTGACGTGGCGGCGTGTGGCAGTCGAGCGGACGCAGTCCCTCAAGGGGCCAATCGGCACGCCGACAGTAAGCCTCTCGGTCGACATCTTCGCAGAGACCTACGAATCCGCGAGAGATATCGCAGACCAGTGCCGGCAGTCTCTGGATGGCTGGGGGGGCACATTGGAAAATGTGACTGTGGCGCGTGTGTCGCTCGAAAACGAGAGCGACGGATTCGCCCAGTTGGCCGGCGGCGACCTCCCGCCGGTCTACACCGTGCAACAGATCTACGGCATCCTCTGGCAGGAGAGTTGACACATGGCGATCACGCCTCATGACGGTGCGGGTACAGTGTTCACGTTTGGCGGCACGGCCTTCACCGTCACGAACATCGTGTACAATCTGGCCGACCCGGCAACCGACAACACGATCGACGTGTCGCACCTCGGGCTCACCGCTGGCAACTCCGTCGAGACGATGGACCGCCCGCTGACCGGCAACGCCACCGACACGGGGCGGCAGGTCACGATTGACTATCTCGGCAAGGCTGTCGTGGCCGATGCCTCCAGCGCGGCCCTTGTGATTACGCACGCCGGTGCATCGTTCCTCTCAAAGAACGCCACGGTTGTGAGCTCATCCGTGACGCTTGCCACGAACGACGTCATCAAGGGCCAGGCGGTCTTCAAGGTCGCTCGCTAGTTGCCGTGACGGAGGCATCCCGTCATGGCTGTCTATGCTGCCGGCGTTACCGTCACCTGGAACAGCGTTGCGTTCACCGAGGTCACTGACTTCAAAGTGACGCTCGGCGGCAATCTGCCGATCTCGCGTGCAGCGCCAGCTGGCAGCGCGTTCTCGCTTGACCTTGGCACTATAGAGATAGCGTGCCTCGGGACCGCGAACTGTAGCGTTGCCAATTACGGCAAGCGTGCCACGTTTCAAGTCTCGGGGCCGGGCGTCGTGTTCACTCACAAGGCTATCTTCGAGCGACTGGCCGTCGAGAAGAAGCTCAATGATGTGCAACGACACACGGTGACGCTGCGATTAGCACCCATCTAGGAGACGAGCATGGCACTGACTGCTGAGCAGATTCTGGCGAGCGACGACCTGGGGTTGAAGAAGATTCACGTCAGGGAGTGGGGCGATGACGTTTATATCCGAGTGATGAGCGTCGGCGAGCGTGACTCCTACGAGCGGCTGTGGATGGGCAAGCGGGAGACCGGCGTCGAAAACTTCCGCACCGAGTACCTGTGCAGGGTGCTTTGCAACGAGAAGGGCGAGCTGCTCTTTACCCGCGAGCAGGTCGCCGCGCTCGCGAACAAGAGTGGAGCCGTCATGGGCAGGCTTTTCGATGAGGCGCTGCAGCACAACAACATGACGGAGGCGGATGTCGAGCAGCTGGGGAAAACCTGAGTGTCTCGCCGACGCGGAGGTTTCTGTTCGCGTTGGCGGGGCACTTGAAAATGACGGTCGGCGAATTGTGCGAGCGAATGGATTCTCGCGAGTTGTCCGAGTGGATGGCTTACACGCGGTACTTCCAGGCGTTGCCCGATCCGTGGAGACAGACAGGGCTCGAGGTGAGTGCGATGCTGGCACCGTACTCCGCAAAAGGCAAGGCACCGTCCGCAGAAGACTTCAATCCGATTGAGCATCCGCCGCAGCACGAGGATCAGATGCTCGCACAGATACGAATGCTGCAGTCGGCGCTAGGTGGTGGCTGATGGCGAACATTCTCGGACTCGCGCTCAAGGTTAGCGGTGACGCCAGCGGGCTGGCGAAGTCACTTACGCCTGTCGATCGTGCGCTCGACAATCTCGGCAAGCAGGCCGAGAAGGCCACGGCTGTGTTCCAGCCGTTTGCCGACAAGACGGCTGCCGCAGGCAAGGCTCAAGAGGAGTTTGCTGCGAAGTTTGAGTCGCTTGCCGAGCAGTTGCGAGACGGCGTTGTTGCGCCGGAACAATACGCAGCGGCATTCGGGAAGCTCTCCGAGGAAGCCAAGGCGTCTGCGGCTGCGTTCGAGGAGGGGCTGCGTGTCACCCGCGAGGTTCGCAGCGAAGAGGAGCGTCGGGCCGAGGAGCTTGGCAGGCTGCAAGACCTCCTAGAGCGTGGGGCAATCTCGCAGGAGACGTTCGTCCGTGCGTCAGAGCGTGCCACTGGTGTGGAGAAGGAGCGTGCTGACGCTGCCGCGTCGGCGGCTCGCATCATCGCCGCGAACCTGAGCCCACAAGAGCGGTACTCGCAGCAGATGCTGGAGTTGAGCGGTCATCTTGAGGCTGGCCGCCTCTCGCAGGATCAGTTCAACCGTGCTGCCCAGAAGGCAAAGATTGACCTCGACGGGATCGGCAAAGAAGCAGGCAAGGCTGACAAGAACATCGAGCAACTCAACAAGAACGTCAACTTCTTGAAGAATATCGAAATCGGCAGGCTGGTATTCGACGGCGTGCGTGCCCTCGGCAATGCGTTCGCGAGCGTGCAGAATCAGATCGCTGGGCTGGTGACGTCCGCCAACGCTTCGATCAACCAGCTTGACGATTTTGCCCAGCGCACTGGCATCGGCGTGGAGGCTTTGCAAGGCTACTCACTCGCCGCGAACCTGGCTGGCGTCGATACGGAACAGTTCGGAACCGCCGTCCAGCGGCTCGCGGTGAGCATCGGCAAGGCCGCTCCCGGTGACGCACTCGACAAGTCGCTGCGAGCGATCAACCTGTCTGTCGGTGAACTGCGTGCGTTGTCGCCAGAGGAGCAGTTCTCAGCTATCGGCAATGCTATCTCGACGCTGCCCACCGTCGCGGATCGTGCCGCCGCTGCGGTCGAGGTGTTCGGCAAGCAGGGTGCCGCACTCGCGCCGCTGTTTCGTGCCGGTGCAGACAGTATCGAGGAACTGCAAGCCCGTGCCGAAAGGCTCGGAGTGATCGTCGATGAGACGCAGGTCAACAACGTCACGAGCATGAACGACGCTTTCGACCTTGTGGCCGCTACGGTGCAAGGCATCACCGGGCAGGTGCTTGGCAACCTTGCCCCGGCGGTCACTGACGTGACGAATCAGTTTCTAAAGTTTGTAGAAGAGTTCGCCGGGATTGACGGCCAGGGCGGCACTGGCATCGCCAACGCGATCACAGACACGCTGCTGCGAGGGGCGGAGTATTTCGCTGGCATCTTCGACGAGTACGTTGAGTATTTCGGCGGGTTTACAGGTGCCCTGACTACAGCCGGGGAAACCTTCAATCAGATTTCCGGTGTGCTTGAGGTTCTCAGCAGCGTGTTCAAGGGCATCTTCAACACGTTTGAAATCATCGGCAACGGCATAGCGGTGGCACTTGGCAAGGCTCTTGAGGCGATTGGCAGCTACGTCAGTACCGACCTCGAAAACTTTGGGCGTGGTTTGCAGATAGACGCGAACGCACAACTACAGCAGAACCTTGCCGAGCTTGAGTCGGCAGGCCAGCAGATCATCGACGGCACGACGCAGGCTATTTTCGGCACCGCCGCTGAGCAGCAGGACGCCGCAGCCGGTGCGGCGACAACGTACCTTGAAGGCTTGCGGGCTCAGATCGAACGCGAGCGGTCGCCGCAGTTCAAGATCGAGACTGACATTGAGCAGACCCGCGACCGATTCGACTCGTTCTTCAATGGGGTCGTCGATCAAAGCAGTGCCGTAACCGAGGCGATGCGTGGTTTCGAGGCGGCTGCGGCATCTGTTGCCGACCCGCTCAATATCACAGCAGACGAGATTGCCCGCATCAAGGTAGAGCAGGACAAGGTCAACCGTGCAGTCGATCAAGAGCTACAGACGCGGCAGGCCGTGAAGGATGCTGCTATCGCCCAGGCCGACGCGGACACAAAACGGATTGAAGCTCTGACGAAAGTGAGCGACGCTCAGTCGAAGCTGGCAGAGGATCTCGCAGCCGTTGAGCGTGAGCAGGTTCGCGTGCAAGAGCAGCAAGCGGCAGCACGTGCTGCCCAAGATACGGCCTCCGCAGACGCTGCCACTGCGAGGCTGGCACAGCTTGACCAGCTTGGTGCAAGGCTGGCAGAGCAGCAGCAGGCCGCACGGCAAGGCTTCGGCGACGGGTTCACGAAAGCATTCGATGCCACAACCAAGAGCATTGACGACCTTATCGCAAAGACAGAGCAGTTTGGCGGTGCTGGCGTTCGTGCTGCCGACGAGCTGCAGGCTGGAATCGCCGCCGCCCAGCAGCAGGCTCGGGACGGCATCCTGACGGCAGACGCCTACCAGGCCGAAGTCGCCCGCCAGCGAGAGATTTTCGACCAGCGAATCGTAGGTGCCCAGCGTGTCGAAGAGTTCCTGCGTGGCCAGCTCGACGAGCGGCAGCGTGCGGAGCTTGATTTCGCGGCGCAGGTGGAGGAGCGAAAGCGGCAGGCTGCACTCAACATCCAGGCGTTGCAGGACAGGATCAACGCGGAAGAGCAGGCAGTGCAGGAGGCTCGCGACGCAGGGAACCTAAAGGCCGCAAAGGATGGCACGGCCAGGCTGCGACAGCTTCGGCAGGCAGAGAGAATTGAAAGAAATATCGCCGACGGCCGCATCAACTTTCAGCAGCAGGCCGCCGGCGGCAATCAGCAGTTCGGTGCCGCGATTGCCCAGCAGCAGAGGGCCGCACAGTCGCAGCAGCGGATGCTGGCGTCGGCGAACGACGCTATCGCGGCAACTGCGAGAGCCGGTGCAGAGCTTGCCCGCCGAGCGGAGCTTGCCCGTCCCGTGCAGGGGCCGGTGGCGACTGCTGACATTCGCACTGCCGAGGGTGCGAAGCTCGTCCTCGGGCTCGGCGCTCAGGCGCAAGACCCGCAGCTGATCGAGGCCCGCCTCCAGACGAAGCAGCTGGCAGGCATTCGCACTGCCATCACTAACGCGGTAGCGGGCTACCTCAACACGCCAGCGGAGATTTTCTGATGGCAGTCGCAAGCTTCCGCGAACTTGGTCGCACCATCGAGGGCGCTATCGGCGAGTCGACCGTGGCAAAGCGACGGTTCGTTGTCATCCTTGACGACAACGCCACGGTCTCGCCCACGGCGAACCTGGATGTCGTCAACGCCGTCGGCGGCGGACTGTGGGGCGTCGCCCACCCGGAGTTTTCATTTCTGAAGCTCCGCAAAATCGTGATGAATGAGACGTTCGGCGAGAATCCGTACCACGTCGAGGTCATCCTTGAGTACGCGGTGCTGACGACGAATCAGGCACTCGGGCCGCTTGACAGAATCCCAGAGTGGAAATTTGAGGTCGTGTCGGGCGAGCAGATTCCGGCGCTTTCCTACTACGACGGGACGGACAGGCGACCGCTCACGAACAGTGCAAACGATTATTTTGAAGGGCTGACCGTCGAGGAGTCTCTGACGCGAGCGACGATCACGCAGAACTTTGCAGCTCGCCCCGATGCAATCATCGCATCGTTCGGCTATGTGAATTCCGATTCGTTCGTCGGCACGGAGCCGTATCAGTGCAAGCACGAGGGAAGCACGATCGAGCGTATCGAGGAACTGTGGGGCAACGCGATTGTTTCCTACTGGAAAACGGAGTCGCAGGTGCTGTTCCGGCCGACAGGCTGGAACCTCCAGCTGCCCGACGTCGGGTTCAACTATCTCGCCGGAAACGTAAAGCGTCGCGCGATGGTGTTCGATTTTGAAAATGGCGAATGGATTCCCAGTGCCGGCCCCGTCGGCCTCAACGGCAGCGGCGCACAGACAGGCAGCTACCCGGCGATTCTGGAGCGGCGAGTGCTTCCATCGGCGAGCTTTACCGGCCTTTTCGGCTCGCCGCCGGGCTGAATAGCGTCTGCAAGAATCGTACCCGCAAGGCGTAAAACAGAATCATGGCAGACACGACATACGAGCAGTTGCCGGCCGAGCTTGATCTCGCGTTCGTCAAAGGTGACGAATTCGGGATGGTTATCTCGATGGACGGCACGGACTTGACCGGCCACACCTACGACAGCCGCATCTACTCACTCACGAGCGTCGCTGCTGGCGGCGGGCTCGGAGCCGGCGTGACTGTTGCCGCGGGTGGCACCGTTGTGGCGTTCACCGTCACGCCGGTCAATCTCACCGCCGGCCAGGTCAACGTCTCACTCTCCGAGGTGCAGACGGACCAGCTGGCGGCGACGGGCGTGTACCGCTGGTGGTTCAAGACGATCACGCCCGGCAACGTGACGCGGACCTATCTGGCCGGTGACGTGAGCGTGAGGGTTCCCTGATGCCGATCAACGTCTCGATTCTTGGCGAGACGGGCGTCAGTGTGTCCGTCAGCGGCAACACGGGTATCTCCGTGGTCGCCAGCGGCGGCATCGGACCCGCTGGATTCCTGACCGTGCCGGGCACGGCGACGAATGCGTTCGGCACGTTCCAGCTGGTGCCCGGACCTGGCATCACTGTCAGCACGACGAGCGGTCAGTTCACGATCGCCAGCTACGACACGGCGGCCGTCGCGGGATTCTCGCCGGTGCAGTCCGTGGCCGGGAGAGTCGGGGCAATCGTGCTCCAGGCGAGCGACGTCACGGCTGGCACGTTCGCGATTGCTCGCATCCCGACGATCTCGTACACGGCTCTGAGCAGCGTTCCGACGACGTTTGCTCCTTCCGCTCACACGCATTCGACCACGGACGTGGTGGCATTCACGGCGGCGGCGTCTGCCGCAGCACCCGTGCAGTCGGTGCAGTCGAGGACGGGTGCCGTCGTCATCACACGGGTCGACCTCACCGCCGCCGCTGAGGTGCACACGCACTCGACCAGCGACATCGTCGGGCTCACGGCGTCGTTCTCCCAGGCGGGCCACACGCACGCGGCCGCCGACATCACGAGCGGGACGCTCGACATCGCCCGCATCCCGACCATCGGGTACACCGCCCTGTCTGGGGTGCCGTCGTCGTTCTCCCCCTCGGCACATACGCACAGCACGACAGACATCGTGTCGTTCACTGCGGCGGCGTCGGCAGCAGCCCCTGTGCAGTCCGTGGCGGGCCGCACGGGGGCGATCAGCCTGGCCGCGGCTGACGTCTCGGGTCTGGCGGACGTGGCCACCAGCGGCTCCTACACGAGCCTAGGCAACGTGCCGGTGACGTTCGCACCGGCCACGCACACGCACTCCACCAGCGACATCTCCGGGTATGCCGGGCTGCCGCCACAGGCAGGCTACGCAGGGCCGCTGGTGACGGACGGCACGAGTGCGACGTGGACGAGTCGGTATTCCATCGTGAATCCCGTGCTCGTGCAGGGCGCGGGCATGGCGTTCACCCGCGACACGTCTGCCGGCTCTATCACGATTGCTTTCGCTGGCGGCACGTCCGGCCTGGCGGTTGGCTCGGCAACGCCGCAGCCGCTCGGTACGGCGGCGGCCGGTTCGTCCGCAAACGCCAGCCGCGAGGATCACGTCCACACGCTTCCGACGGTCGGGGACATCACTGCCGCTGCCGCGGTTCACACCCATGCCGCCGCCGACATCACGAGCGGGACGCTCGACGTCGCTCGGATGCCGAGCCACGTGAGCATTCTCAACGGGCTCACGGGAACGCTGACTATTGCAGCGGGCAGTAATGTGACGGTGAGCACCGCCGGCTCGACGATCACGATTGCGTCGGGTGGTGGAAGCGGTGGCTCTGCCGCCCCGGCTGCACGTTCTCTGCATTTTGTCTTCCGTACTTGAGGTGAACGATGGCTGCTCCGAATGTTGCCGGTACCGCGACCGAGGTGTATCTGCGGACAGTGACGATCCCTGTCGGCACCGCCACCGGGTCGAGCGCCACGCTCGTACTCGCCAACGGGTCCGCTAGTTCCGCCGTCCTCGAGATCAACTCGCTCACGGTCAACAACATCGACGGAGTGAACTCTGCCGACGTGAGCGTGCTGCGATTCGTCGGCACGAACTCCACGCAGCTGTATACGACAATCTCGGTGCCGGCCGACGCCTCGCTCCGCGTGGTCGACGGCACGGCGAAGCTGGTGCTGCCCGAGGATCACACGATTCGCGTCTTCGCAAACGCTACCGGCGACCTGACGGTCGATGTGGCCTACGTCGAATACAAGTGACGCCGCAGGTGACGCATGGAGCGGATCTCATTCACACGGCCTGCCGCGGCGAGGATCGCTCGCGTTGTTAGGACTGTTGAGAATACACGTCCTGGCGGGCAGCCGCTTGAGCTTGGAATCACTCCAACAATTCCTAGCGGGAAGCAGCTGCGACTAGCTGCATTTACTGGAACGTCCGTCTGGGTACGGATGTCCGCTCGACAAGTCTACTTCTTCGAGAAGGACACAGCGTCTGTCTCAATCCTGCCAATCAAGATCGCCACGAACAAGACAGCCACTGCGGTGGCAAGTATGTTCTCAATCCCTGGCGTGACCAGTTCGGCCTACATGGCCACCGCTCTCGTGACCGTTGCCAAGATTGACGGCATCTGGCACGTGCAGGCTGCCGCTGGCGGGGCGTAGAGCATGAGCTTCTTCTACGACGGCAGGCTGCCCGTCCATATCTGGGGACACTGCAATGACAACACGCCATTCAGCTTCTACCCAAATGGCGTGTCTGGCTATGTGAATTCTCAAGCAGGATTCAACATCAGCCAAGCCATATCACCGATTGTCCCGACTAGAGAATCCGGGCCACGCAGAGTCCTTTTCAAAAGGTGGCCGCTAGGGGCCAGCCAGAATACCGCCCAGAGCGGCGAGATTCATGACGTCCCCTGCGAAAAGCAGTTCCCTTGGAAAAAGATACAGCTTGTTCACGGTGGTGGCGGCTCAACAATTTACGGCTTGGTCGGCCTAACCATTCACGGCGAGCTCTACGCATGGGGGCAGCCTGGCCGGCAATGTGACATATTCAGCGCGTTTATTGGAGACGCGGCAAACACGCTGAGTGCTAACGCTCGCGTGTACCTTCCGTTCCGCGACTCATTGTCGCCGATTTTCTTCCCCGCAGATTACTGCGCAAGGCCGCGAAGGATTTTCTTTCCCGCGATAGACGAGCCAATTGTTGATGTCGCTGCAAGGTCGCCGCGAAACGGAAACGCATACAGCGTGACCGTCGTTACGCGCAGCGGAAGAGTGTTTGTCGCGGGAATGCTCAATGGCGGTGCGCATGGCGTTTCTCCAAACACAAGCAGGCCGGACGCCAGGCTTTACGGAGGACAAGGAAGGTCTGTGTCGGTTTACGCTTCCATCCACCCGCCGTTCGCTCCCATAGTTACGGAGGTAAATCTTCCGGCGGGCATCAAAGCCGTCTCAATTCCTGCTGGACTAAGCAACTGCGTCATCGCAGACGACGACCAGATGTATTTCTGGTGGTATGACTACCAAAACAGCGTGATGAACGCACCGGAAAAGCTCACTGGTTTTGTGAAGCGAATAAGTGTGACGAGCGGTGGCAGCGGCTATTCGCAAGGCTCGCAGGGAGCGACTACCTTCGGCCCAGCTCCGCTTGTATTCAGCGAGCCAGCATCTGGAGTCAAAGCAATAGCAAACTGTCAGGTGCAGAATGGAGTCGTTGTTTCAGCGACTTTGGTGAAGTCTGGTCGCGGCTACTCTTCTGCACCTAGTCCTGTGGTTGAACCGCCTGGCGGCCCAAACGACATTCGCAGTGGAAGCGGCGCTCAGTTTTCTTGCGAGATGTTTGATGACAGCCATTCGTTTGTATCAAGCGATGCAGTCGGCGACGACTTCCTGATTGACAACAATGGCGGGCTTTACTCATTTGGTTTGTCGGCGTACTGGGATGTTGCCAACGCAACCGATGCCTTCCACGACCGGATACTCTTCCATTCTGCCGGGCCATATCGCTTTGCCAGGAGCGGAGTCGTCATTTCATCTGGAGGCAGGCTGTACGTTGCCAATCCTAGTTTGGATAGCACGCTAGAGATTGACTCTATCGCCGCAAATCGGGTTGAGGGAAACGGATTTGCGTTGTCGTGCATTGGAGATGGCTATGCGTCAGGCGCTACGTTTACGAGCTGGGACTACAACTCGTCGCTCTTTCGGAATTATCTTGTAGGCATAAAGACAGATGGAACCATGTGGTCTGCCGGAAAGAACGACAACGGCCTGCTAGGCGACAGCGTTGACCTGACGGCATCTAGAAGAGCGATGCAGCAGATCGCGCCAGAGGCCAGGTGGGTGGACGTCTACTGCTATGCAGGATTCAACCCTGTATGCGTTGCGATCCGCAAGGATGCCATCTGCCGCGAAATCGACCAGCCGATGGAATACTATCCAGACAGCTACTACAGAACGCTCCAGTAGTCTGATGACTTGACAGGTTGTCCACAATCTACGGCGTCACAGGAGCGACGCCCATGCCACGGCCACGGAAGCAGCCGAAGCCCAAGCCTGACGCCGTCATCCTGCCCCCGGAGCTCGACGATGACGACGAAGAAGGCGGTTCCGTCATCCCCGACGATGACGGCTGGATCACCCTCAAGCAGGGCAGCGGAGATTCTGGCGCTGGCACAGGCGTCGGGCCAGACGAATTGGCTCACCGCCCTGCCGCCAAGCGAAAAAGAACTCCTCGTCGAGATTCGTGACCGCTGGCGTGCAACGCGCGAGATGACGGGCGTGTCGGCCGCATCGCTGGCGAAGACGCTGATCGCCCAGATGCCAGAGACACGATTCCCCTGCAAGAAGGGACTCTCGGAATGGCTGCTCCACGCCGACGCGCCGTAGAGATCCTGGCGGCTGCGTCCGCTGGTTCCTCGCCGAAGCCAGCACCGGATGCCGAGCAGGTCACGCAGCGGCGTGATGGAGACGTGCTTGAGGCCCGGTCCACGTCGCGGCGGATCAAGACCGTTGAGGATCTGCTTGCCCACATTGAGGCGGACCTGGAACGCTACGAGGTCGCCGCCAGCGAGGCTACGAAGTGGGAGTGTGCGAGCAGCGACGGCGACGGTGGCACGACTGTCACCGAGCTGCATCGCGTGTTCGTGCGGCTCAAGCCACGCGGCGGCCCGACGACGAAAGAGATCGTCGAGGCGATGATTGCTGGTGCGTCGGGCGGCATTCGCCGGCCCTTGACCAAAGCTGTCAAAGCGCCGAAGCGGGATGGTCTGTGGCAAGTCCTGCCGGTGAGCGACACGCACCTCGGAAACTACGCCTGGAGCCAGACGACCGGAGCGGGCGATTGGGATCTCTCTATTGCGGAGCGGGTCATCGGCCAGGCCGCCGGCGAGTTGCTCGCGGTGGGGGACACGCACAAGCCGGCCCGCAGGACGATTGCGTTCCTCGGCGACCTCTTCCACTACGACCGAGCCGAGCGTGCCGAGACATCGAGCGGCACTCCGCTAGAGCGAGACGGGCGGCTGCAGAAGATGATCCAGGTTGGTGCGGACGTTTTGCTTGGCATCGTTGAGCGATCCGCCGAAACCTGCCCGACGGACGTCGTGCTCGTGCAAGGCAACCACGATGAAATGCTGTCGTGGGCATTCCATCGCATCCTGATTGAGCGATTCCGCAACGATCGCCGCGTGAAGATCGACGAGCGGTACACGGGCCGCAAGTATTTGACGCAAGGCAAGACGCTGCTCGGCTTCTGCCACGGCCACAAGGCAAAGCGTCGGCTCCCGCAGCTGATGGCACTGGAGGCTGCGGAAGAGTGGGCACGATGCCCGTACCGCGAGTGGCACACCGGGCACTATCACTCGTCGGCTGCGGAGTGGTCGCGGCCGATTGAGACGCTCGACGGCGTTCTGACGCGGGTCAGCCCGTCGCTCTGTGCTCCTGACGATTGGCACGCCAGTCACGGATTCCTGAACACTAGACAGTGCATGGAGACTTTCATCTACGCCGCCGAGGGCGGACTCACAGCCATGCACGTTTCGACTCCGAAAGGGACACGATGACCACCACGCTCGACGAATCCGTATCCGCACTCCGCTCTGCCGTCGAAGCTCGACTCGCAGGCACGCCAGCCGATGATCCAAAGATGACGGGCTATCGCCTGCCCGGTGACGGCATCCTCAACGCCAGCCCAGAGACCTACGCCGAATGGACGCCGCCAGCGTTTGCGTCTGCGGATCACAGCCGGGCGTCTGGGGTGACAGCAAAGTTCGGCACTGGTGCTGTTCGCTCTGACACATTTGAGGAGTTTCGCTACGACCTTGTATCGCCCATAGGGCTTCGCGAGGTTGCAAGAGCCTGCGCTGAAGGCGCTCAGAAGTACGGAGACTGGAACTGGGAGAAGGGAATGCCGGTGCATGATTTGCTGAATCACGCCATCGCACACATCTACGGATTTCTGTCTGGTGACAGAAGCGAGCCGCACCTCGGACACGCGGCGTGGAATCTGCTCGCCGCGATTCATTCGCAAGAACTGTGGCCGCAGCTAAACGAAGGCACGTTGCGAGACAAGGATTGCCAGCCCCCGGCACCTGAACGCTTGTGATCCTCCTCGTGGGGGTGTATAAATAACGAACCCGGACAGTCGCTGTAACGACCGCCCGGGCTCTTACCACCACGCCTACGCAAATAGGAGAGTTGGCTATGAGCGACTCTACTCGCTTGTCCAAGAAGCACGCAAACGAAACGCCAGAGCAACGCGAAAAGCGCCTGGCATATCACCGAGAGTGGATGCGGCAGTTTCGCCTAAAGCACCCCGAGAAGGCCGTTGAGGCAAACAGGCGATATCTAGAGAAAAACAGAGAAAAAATTCGGCAAAAAGGAAGGGAACGGTATGCCAAAAACCGCCAGCATTTCATTGCTGCCGTCTGCGAGTATTCCAGGCGCAACAGGGAAAAGATCAATGCACGAATCCGTCGACGCCGGCAATTGAATCCACAGAAACATAAAGAGATTAGCAGGCGGCAATATTTGGCTTATAGAGAACGAGACAAGCAACGCCGTGTTGAAAGGCGTAAAGAGATTGCCGCGTACATGCGAAACAAAAGGAACTCGGACCCTGCGTTTCTTGTTGCAGATAGGCTGAGAAGAAGAATCAATGCCGTGCTGAAATCGCACGGTGCGCATAAAAGCGCAGGGCTTGTGCAGGTTTCTGGATGCACCGCTGTTCAGCTTGCTTCACACATTGAAAGACAGTTTCTTCCTGGCATGACTTGGGCCAATCGCCGTAAATGGCACATCGACCACATTGTTCCGTGCGCGGCATTTGACCTGACTGACCCCGAACAGCAATCGGTTGCGTTCCACTACACAAATCTAAGGCCAGTGTGGGCTGAAGAAAATCAGCGAAAGCAAGACAAAATCCCCGGAGGGCAGATGAGGTTGTTTTGGTCTGAATCGGACGTGCTAAAAGCTAAACGCAACATCAACAAGATAGCGGTCAAGTTGCCATGACCGACCTAGAGGCTCGCGTGTCCGCTCTCGAGCAGGACGTGCTGGCGATCGCCAGGGCGGTGAGCGAGATTGCCACGACGCATACGCTATTCGCGACGGCGGCTGTTGCTCACCTGCAGGGCATCTCCGCCGAGGTCAAGGCGATGCGGGCCGACCTCGACGATGATGACGACGAGTGGAAGGATTTCTCGTGAGCGTGACTCTCAGCGACGACGAGGTGCAGTCGATGGAGCACGCTGCTCGTCGATTCTGCGGTGCGTTTACGGGCACGAGCGGTACTCTCGCCGGCATGGTGCTGCGATGCCTAGCCGAGCGGAAGCGGCTGCTCGCGGAGGTGAATCACCTCACGGTAGAGCTGGCGAGACGTGACGAGATTCGTAGGCCGCTGCCAGCGTTGGCGGGCGTGCCTGAGTGAGCCGGGCGGGCGCGGCGGCCGGGGTGCCCTCCTTTCCACCCTGGTCGCCCCCGCCCGGCTTGACACTTTCGCGATGCTGCGGCAATGCGTGCCGCCATCATCATCGCTGTGCTGTGCTCGCCGCTGGTGGCCGGCACGACCGACGATGCCGTGCCCGACGCCCGGTATGTCGAGTACGGGCGTGGATTCTCGACGTACACCTGCAAGGTCAGCGGCGTCGGTGGGGACGGCAGGCGGGCCTCTGCGTCCTGCACGCTACTGACTCCGCACTGGGCGATCACCGCGGCTCATGTAGTGCATGGCTGCACCGATGTCATCGTGACGTCAGGGACGCTGCCGCGGGCTGCGGCGACGGTCGTGATCCATCCCGATTGGCAGCGTGACGTGCACGGGCTGCACGACCTCGCTCTGGTCCGCTGCGACGAGCCGCTCGAGCTGGACTTCTTCCCTGCCCTGTCGGACGGCGACGAGCACGTCGGCCAGGTGGTCAGCATCGCCGGCTACGGGCTGCACGGACGGCTGACCGAGGGGCACACGGACCACGACGGCAGGCTGCGAGCCGGGACGCAGACGATCGAGAGGTTCGACCGCAGCCTCATCGTGTGCCATGCGGCGTGCGGCACAAGCGTGCTCGAGTTGTGCATCAGCCCCGGCGACAGCGGCGGCCCGCTATTCGCAGGCGGCCGGCTGGCTGGCGTGAACTCGTTCACGATGGCGGCGAAGGGCGCGACGCTCAAGAGCCGCCAGGGCGAAGAGACCGCTCACACCCGCGTCAGCCTGTACCGGGAGTGGATTCTGGGCCTCGTGCGGTAGGCCAGCCGAGGTCGAGCGTGGGCAGCGAATCCACGCTGGTCCGTTCCGGCGGGCAGATGGCTGGATCGACATAATGCTCCAGTAGCCTCGGGCTGCTGTGATCAAGCAGAGCAGACGCCGCAGCCCGCCCGCCTGGACCGGCCGCCATATAGGACGCTGCCGCACGACGCAGCCCGTGGAAGCCCCTGTAGGTGACGTTTGCTTTGGCGCACAGCAGCTTGAGGGATTGCCAGATCGAATCCCGATGAACGCGGTCCCAATCCCATACGAGCTCGCCAGGAGCCCGCTGGCGGGCGCGGAGCATCTTGGCAAGGTCTGGGGTGATCTCTCTCACAATGTCGCGCAAACCGCCCTTGCGAGTGTCACCGAGGAACGTGACGCGGCAACCGTCGAGGTCAACCTCAGACCAGCGAAGCGAGAGCATTGCCGAGATCCGCTCGGCGGTGCAGTAGCCCGTGTAGATCAGCGTGGGCCACCACCAGGCGGCTGGCTGGCCACCTACGGTGCCACGGCGCAGCCGCCCTGTCCGAATCATCTTGGCGACGTCATCGGCCGTGTAGGCTCGAGGAATTCGCTGGGCAACCCTCATGCGTGCCAATGCTGGGAACTCTGCCGCCAGCCTCTTGCGAGCGGCGAAGTTCCACAAGGCGACAATCTGCGTGCGGTCCTTGAGCACAGACGCAGGCTTTGGAATCCGCCCGTGGTGCGGTGTCTTCGCACGCCACCGCAAAAACTTGCTGACGACCATGTCGTCGAGGTCAGCAACTGTCGGTTCGCGTGTCTGATCGCCAGATTCCGCCCGCAGGAAATCGCGGAATCTGTCTAGCGTGCAGCCGTAGAGCTCAATCGTCCTATCGGACAGGGCATTCAGAATTGAATATCGGTCCAGCAGTTCTTTCAGCGTCATCGAAGCACCTCTCCGCAGGTGCCTCCGTGCGATCAACCTCTAGGCGACCTACACCTAGCGGCTCCATGCCGTTGCCACCGCGGAAGGGAAAGAATACCAGACCTGAACACCTGTATACAAACGCTCACTAGTAGTCGAATGCACACAGGTGATCAGTCGCACCACTTCCATGCCCTCCGCTGATACTTGGCTCGGCTGCCCCCATCCTACGCCGTGCCATTGGTCGGTTTCCACAAATGGGTCTAGCGGCGGCGGAAGATTGACTTGTCTACCGGCAGCGGTAGAGTTGAGGCATGGTTTCGATGACTCCAGACGGCAAGTGGTGCTCGGTCGAGGAAGCCTGCGGCATCGCAGGATGCACGGACGGTCTGATCCGGCTGCGGCTCCGTGAGGGGCGGCTGCAGGGTTTCAAGGCTAACGAGCGGGCCTGGATGGTGAGCGTGGAGGGATGCCGTGCCATGCGTGGCGAACTGGCCCCTCACTCAAACGGCAAAAAGGCCGAAGCCCAGGCCAAAACGCCCGCCGGAAAGCCCAGGCGGAAGCGGCGAAAATCCCGCTAGCCAGCGGTGTTTTGCACGGTTTATAGAAAATCCGTCAATCTTGGTTGACATCTTTACCGATACCGGTAATGATCTGGGAGTCAGGCGATTGAGACCTGACGCAGCGCCAACCGGAGTAAGTCGATGATTCGCACGGTGAAGCAAGGCATGTGGACCGTTGGTGTCCGTGACACCGTCTACGTCACCTATTCCATCAAGAACTCTGCTGGCTGGGTAAAGATCGGTGAGTTTGCGTTTGCGGAAATTGAGCAGGCTGATCGGTTCATCGCCGACACGCTTGCTCGTTACCCAAACGACGAGTCTCGACTTGAGAAGCGGATTGCTTGACGCCAACGCCACGATGCAAGGATGCGACCGATGACGTTTGGATCACTGTTCGCCGGGATCGGCGGCTTCGACTTGGGCCTAGAGCGTGCTGGCATGGAGTGCCGCTGGCAGGTCGAGATTGACCCATATGCCAGCCGCGTGTTGGAAAAGCATTGGCCTGGCGTTCAGCGGTGGGCTGACGTCCGCACGTTCCCGGTTGGAGATGCCGCCGAGTGGCACGTTGACCTGATATGTGCTGGCGTGCCGTGCCAGCCGGTGAGCCACGCAGGCAAGCAGAAAGGCGCGAGCGATGAGCGATGGATGTGGGGCGAAGCCCTCCGAGTTGTTGCGGATCTCGGCCCAAGGTTCTTTGTGGCTGAGAATCCCATCGGCCTTCTCAACCATGACGGAGGCCGCACGTTCCACGGAATCCTGCGGGCGCTTGCCTCGGTCGGGTATGTATGCGAATGGCACGTTATTGCCGCTGCCGACGTTGGTGCCCCGCACCGGCGCGAAAGGGTCTGGCTTGTGGCCTACGCCGACAGTGTTTCATGCCATCAGGGGGAATCACGACGAGCCACTGGAGGCTTACGAGCAGCGGGTGCAGGATCACAAGGACGGCAAGACCAAGGGCAAGCCTGGCCCGTCCCTGGGGATTGCTGTGCGGAAGTGGCCGACGCCAACTGCAGGAGACGCAAACGGCAGCGGCTCAAGAAACACGGCGACCAGCAAAGCCCATCCGGGGATATCGCTGACGGATGCAGTTCTTGGGGACGGCGGGCGAGGCCGGATGGATGCAGGCAACAGTGGGAGACTGAACCCGCAGTGGGTCGAGTGGCTCATGGGATACCCGATCGGGTGGACCGACTGCGATGCCTCGGAAACGCCGTCGTGCCACAGGTCGCAGAAGTCATCGGACGAGCCATCATTCAAGCCGAAAGCCAGGTGACCACATGAAACGCTACATGGACGCCATCATTCGTTCCCTGCTCTTGGTCCGCCTGGGCCAGCAGCTTGGCACCGACTCCGAGCTGGCTCGAGCCGTTGCCCAGTGCATTGACGCCGCCGTTTCCGCAGCATCCCGATTTCTTGGTTGACATCTTTACCGGTAGCGGTACGCTTTGCACCCAACATTACCGCTACCGGCAGCGACTACTGAACACAACAACCACTCCCGCAACCTGCGTTTCGCCGCAGGAAAACAGTATCGAAAATCCCTTTTGCGACGCTTGACCATCACCTGTACGGGCGTATAGTTGCGCCCTACCACTAACGGAGATGACCCACATGGACGCACACAGATCGGAATACCTCGCAGCCGTGGCCGGAATGGCCGACCACACGATGCCGTCGGCCCTCGCCCGCACCTACGCCGTCGGCGACTACGTGTCAGGCGTGTCTTGCGGCAAGCCCTGGAGCGGCAGGATCGATTGGTTTTTTGACAACGGCGACGCCTGTATCGACGTCGGCGGGGCGTGGCTGTCGGTGCCCGTGAGAGACATCACGTTTTGAGGAGAGGACCGCCTGCGAGCAGGACGCAGCGGGCGGAAGGAGTCGGGCGGAGCCCGAGCAGCAGGGACGCAATACCACCCGGTGAGCAGGACGCCAGCCGGGCATTCATTCACGAAAGGACGCGAGAGATGAGCACGGAGATTTCTACGCAGACGCAGCCCCGAGGGCTTTCGCTGCAATCTGTTTCGGACGCCATGCAGTTCGCGAAGATGCTGGCCGCCAGTGACTTTGCTCCCAAGGATTTCCGTGGCAAGCCGGAATCCTGCCTGCTGGCGATCCAGCACGGTGCGGAGCTTGGCCTGGCCCCTATGCAGGCTGTCCAGGGCATCGCCGTCGTGAACGGTCGCCCGTCGATCTACGGCGACACGGCCAAGGCTGTCTGCGTCGGCTCGCCCGTCTGCGAGTACGTCCGCGAGACGATCGAGGGTGACGGCGACAAGATGGTCGCCATCTGCGATGCCAAGCGGAGAGGCTACCCGGACGCCACGATCAGCCGGTTCTCGGTTGATGACGCCAAGAAGGCAGGGCTGTGGGGCAAGAGCGGCCCCTGGAGCCAGTACCCGCGGCGGATGCTCCAGATGAGGGCTCGCGGCTTTGCTTTGCGTGACGCCTTCCCTGACGTGCTGAAGGGACTCGTGACTGCGGAGGAGGCCCAGGACTACCCCACGCCCGAGCCCGTCCGCGAGCCCGTGGTTGTGCGGCCCAAGTTCGACACGACCGAGACGGTTGTGCCGCTCAAGCCCAAGCACACGCCCGAGATCAAGCGGTCTCGCGCCGACGCTGGCCGCCTTGCCATCGGCAGTGCCACGACGATTGAGGCGTGCGAGGCGCTCCGCAGCAAGCTCGACGTCTACCACGACGGCGGCGAGATCAGCGACGACGAGTTTGCCGAGTTGACGCGGCTGCTGATGGGCCGCGTCGAGATCCTCATGGCAGAGCCCGAGGAGGTGACGAATGCGTGACGAGCCCGTGAACATCGACGCCAGCGTGATCGCCGAGTACCTCGAGCGGCAGGCCAGGCCCAACATGGCGGCGTTTATTCGCGTGCTCGACTCACGTTCACGCGATGCGTACCTCCGCGAGGAAGCGCTGAAGGACAAGATCGCCGCCCTGGCGAAGAGGTTGAACAAGTACGAGCCGCCACCGAATCGGCAGCCTGACGTCGTCTGGACAGGAGATTGACATTCGCCGAGGCACGCCATTGCCCGAGCGGCTGCATCACGGGCCGCATTGGTCGCCTAGCGGATGGGTGGCGAGTAACCGCCGCAGCTGCGGCCTGTCTCCAACAGGTGACGCAGCCGCGCCCGGCGTAACCGGGCAAATACACGAAGGGATTCGTCATGGCAAAACGCCCCCGCCCCGTCCGCGACCTAGACGACGCAATGACCTGGCTGTCGTACTGGTCGCGTTTCACTAGCGGCGAGATGAGCCGAAACATGGCAGGCATCCTCAACGTGCTCGTCCAGATGGATCTGGAAATGTCCGAGCTACGCGAGCGATGCACGTCGCTGGCGCAGCGCAACGAGCGGCTAGAGGCCGCACGCGAGAAAGGAGGCGAGGGGCTGTGAGCGATTACTACTTGGACGTCGTGTCTCGGCTGGCGGACCTGCCGCTCTTCGCACAGCCGGCGGCCCGCAAGTCTGACCCCGTGACGTCGCACGAGGCGGCACGCTCGGCGCGATCGTTCGCGGGCGAGCACCACCAGGCGATCCTCGAGGCGTTGTCGCACGGCCCGGCAGGTGCCAGTGGCATCGCGGCGCGGTGCGGGCTGCTGCCGCATCAGGTCAACAAGCGGATCAACGAGCTTGCCAAGGCTGGCAGGATCGTGGCCACGGGCCGCGTCGTGGAGAGCGCGAGCGGACGGGGCGAGCGGGAATGGAAAGCAACGGCGGCGTCTCGTTGACGTGCGGCCGACAGTTGGAGCGGAATACAGAAAGGACGGAACCTATGGATTTTATTGTTGAAGATCAGCAGTCGCAGCCCGCCATGATGGAGCGAGATATCGTTCCCGCTGGCGTGCATGACATGGTTATCAAGCACGCTGAAGAGGGGCCGAATGAATACAAGCGCTCGGACGAGAACCCCGACGGGCAATGCTTGAAGCTGCGTCTGGCGACCTCGAGCGGCAATCACAAATTCGTGTTCGACGACATCCCGAAGCACCTCGGATGGCGGGCGAAGCAGCTCGCGGACGCCGCTGGCATCCAAGCCGCGAACGGGCGGATCAGCTTGAACTCAGAAGACCTCGTGGGCCTGGCCGTCACTGTCGAGGTGAGTCACTACACCAGCAAGGCCGGGAAGGTGTCTGCGGTCGTGAAGCGGTACGTGGCCGCACAGACGCCAGCTGCGAAGCCGAAGGCCAAGCCCAAGGCCGCCGTCGTTGCCAAGTCTGGCGGCGATGACATCCCGTTCTGAACAGCTACCGCCACGCGATAGGCGCGACAGCCGCTTCGACGCGGCATGGCGGGATCAAGGCAAAGGAGTGCTTGTTATGCAGCGAACCGGATTGGTTCACATTTCATCGATGACGGCGTTTGGGACTCCGCGTCGGCCTGCCCCTGTGGATCACGCGAAAGCGCCATGGAACACACATTGGTCCCGTCTTTGTGAACATGACCTTGTGCCGCGACTCAAGGCTTACACGTCTGGCATTCGCGCTAAGAGACAGTGCCGGAAGTGCGGGCAGGGCGTCGGTTCAAACGTGTCAATGTCCGGTGTCACTGAGCACTGGGATGAGGAACTAGAGCGAGAGGTGAGCGAACAGTACGAGGAGGCGTGTTCCGCTTATAGGTCGCAGATCGACGAATGTATGCGGGCGCAGAGAGGCGAGAAATCTCGCGAGTGGTGGGATATGTACCACCGTTACCTGCGGTCAAGCGTCTGGCAAGTCAAGCGGCAACTGGTGCTGGACCGCTGCGGCGGTTTTTGCGAATCGTGCGGCCAGTACGACGCAGAGCATGTGCACCACTTGAAATACCCGGAGACATTTGGGCTTGAGCCATTGTGGGATCTGCGCGCAGTGTGCAAGCCATGCCACAAGATCATTCACCCGCACATGGAGTAAGGCATGGACGCCCTATCGCAGTGCATTGATTTTCTCGGCGCGATCTTTGAGCCCGAGGACATTATTGAATACCGCCCGCTCCCGCCGGCCGCCGGCCGCCGCTGGGCACCGCTTCCCGAGCTGCCAGACATCGTCGATTGGCTGGAGCGGCTGAACCGAGACGAGAACCAGCGGGTGCACGCTTACTTCGGGGCCAACCCCAGGAAGGCAAAGAACGCATCGCAGGCCGAGGGCGTTGCTTTAGCCAGGTGCGTGTTCGCTGATTTTGACGGCGGCGTTGTTGTCGAGGATGCGCTTGCGAGAGTCCGAGCGGCCGGATTCCCGATGCCCACCGCGATCATTGAAAGCGGTGGCGGCGTTCACTGCTGGTGGCGTCTTGCCGAAGCCATGACTGACGCCGCTGCTTGGCACGAGCGGATGAAGGCCATCGCGTCATCGCTTGGCTCGGACCAATCAATCTGCGATTGGCCCAGGATTATGCGGCTGCCTGGGTTTGTGAATTGGAAATATGAGCAGACCCCTCGGGCTCATTTGTGGGACTGCGACCCGACACGGATCTACGCACTGGACGTTTTCCAGAAGCAGGCCGTGCAGTCGATCGTCGTGAAGCCCAAGAGCATGAGCGACCTAACGAGGCGTTTCCTCGAGGAAGGTTTCTCGCTCGCGGCTGGCCGGCGGCAGACGATGTTCACGGTGGCCTGCGACATGGCCGCCCGCGGATGGGGAGTTGCCGAGGCGACATCCACGATCATGGAGCGGATGCGTCGTGTCGGCCTTCGTCAGGACGACCTTGACGACTGCCCGCGGCAGATCGCTAACGCATGGAAGCGCCCGCGGCTACCCATCCTTGGCCCTGCTGAAGAGGCGCTTCCGGCGACTGACGCCAGCGAAGAAACGCCGACGCCGACGCTGTTGGATGCGATCGAGGCGTGGCGGAATCAGGAAGAAACTCCAGCGATTCCGACCGGGCTACCTTGCCTGGACAAGCTGTTCGACGGCGGGCTCCCGCTTGGCCAGATGACGGCGCTGGCGGCTGCACCCGGAATTGGAAAGTCCGCACTAGCGCTCCAGCTGACGATCCAGTGCCTTCTAAACAACCCGGAAATGGTTGCCGTTTGGTGCAAGGGAGAGATGACGCGGGAGGCGCTCGCTGCCAGGGCGATCACCAACTATGGCGGGGCAAGCGAACAACTGACGCTTCAAGATGTAATCAAGAAAAAGCAGCCAAGCCCGAGGATTGCTGCCGAGCTGGCGAAGGAAGTGGGAGCACGGCTGAAGATCGTAGAAGCGCCACTGGTCATAGACCGCATCGAGCGTGTCGTTGCGAAAGACAAGCCGCTGCTGCTTGTGGTGGACTACTTGCAGAAGGTTTCCTCTACACGCTCTTTCCAGAGCGAAACAGAGGAAATCAAGGACGTTTTGCGTCGAATCGGAGCGCTGACTACCAACAACAATTTGGCGACGATTCTGGTGACGAACATCGCCAAGGGGTGCGACTCAAACACCGAGATCGGCAACATCGGCAAGGGATCTAACCAGATCGACTTCGACGTCGATAACTTCCTGTTTGGCCACAGGGCCGGGGAAGTAGGCCCAGACGGCGAGCTGAAGGTCGAGTGGCGGTGCAAGAAACTGCGGCAGGGCCAGATGTCCGATCTGGAGCTGTGGTTTCACGGTAAGTACCAGTATTTCGAGGACGCCATTCAGATCCCGGAGTTCGATGAGTTCTCCAAGTTTGCTCCAGACAAGCCAGGAGCGAACCCGTGACGTCAGAAAAGACCCCTTCACGCAAGGGCGAACTGCGCCGCCGATGGAGGGCGATGCTGGAGAACGGCTCCATAGCCAGCCTTCGTAGCGAAGGCCGCCTGGTGGCCCTCTACGTGCTGTACGCAGCCGATTGGTCTAGCTGCGAGGTCAGGTTCTCAATGAGGCACGCCGCACGCCTGATCGGCGTCCACCCGACTGCCGTCAGGAGGGGAGTCGGGCAGCTCGTCTCGGTCGGCATCATTGAGAATTTGGGGGCTTCCGGTCGTGCTGGGCTTACCAGATTTGTGATTGGAAGGCGCGCACACACTGTGTCCACCCCGGACACAAGCCGTGTCCAGGGGCGCGCACAAGCTGTGTCCACCCCGGACACGAGTGGTGCGCAGGGTGGACACGAGCCGTGTCCGGCGCGCGCACAGCCTGTGTCCAGGGTGCGCACACTATGTGCGCGCAATTCAGTCTTATCCAGTGGTATTCCAGTCAATACCAGTGGATATACCAGTGCGGCTACGCCTGCTGGCGGTTTGGAACCGCCGCAGGCGAGCCGCCCGTCTGAAGATTTATCTGCCGCCGCCGCCGCCCTGCCGGGAGTTGACGAACCGCAAACACTCAAGGACGAGGACACATGAGCAGCACCAGCACGAACACCCTGACGCCACGCCAGCAGGACGTCCTTGAGTTCATCGAGGGCTGGATCAACGTGCACGGCTTTTCGCCGACCGTGCGTGAGATTTCGCATCACTACAAAACCACGGTGAACGGCATGGTCTGCCACTTGAAGGCACTGCGCCGCAAGGGCCGCGTCACGTGGCTCGACGGCCAGGCCCGCACCATCCGCGTGACGGGAGGTGACGCATGAGCAGGCCCGAGTGGATCTACCTGCCGCCCCCGCTGGACGTCGTGCGTTGGCTTGAAGAGGCAGCTGCACACGACGACACGCCAGAGGAGCATCGCCTGTTGCTCGAGGTGGCTGCGAAGACGCTGTCCGTGACGCTGGACAGGTGCTGCAGGCTGGCCCAGGTAATCGAAAAGTCGGAGGCGGGGCTGTGACAACGCAACGCATCATCCAGGGCGACTGCATCGACGGGCTGCGGACGCTGCCTGACGCGAGCGTCCACTGCTGCGTCACATCGCCGCCGTACTGGGGGCTGCGTGACTACGGCCACGACGGGCAGATCGGCCTGGAGTCGACGCCGGAAGCCTACGTCGCTCGCATAGTGGAAGTGTTCCGCGAGGTGCGGCGTGTGCTTCGGGACGATGGGACTTGCTGGGTGAACTTGGGGGATTCGTACTGCGGCGGCGGATACGCACCAGACGCTCCATGCAACCAGCGGCGAGCGGATGGCGAGTCTTGGGGAGCGATGAATGCGTTTTCGGTGCGGGAAGGAGAAGCCAGGAAAAAGGCTCGACCTGGCTACACGCCACCAGGGTTGAAAGCAAAAGACCTCGTCGGCATCCCGTGGCGAGTCGCTTTCGCTTTGCAGGCAGACGGCTGGTATCTGCGTCAAGACATCATCTGGCACAAGCCAAACCCGATGCCCGAGAGCGTGCGGGATCGCTGCACGAAGGCACACGAGTACGTTTTCCTTCTCACGAAGAGCGAGCGGTATTACTACGACGCGGAGGCGGTGAGCGAGCCTTTTGAATCACGGTGGGAGGAGTCGCACTACAAATACTATCGCGGCAAAGGCACTTCGCACAAAAAAAGCCAAGTGGCCACTTGCTCAGGCGAACACTCAATGGCTGGCGCTTACGCAAAGCCAACCCGCAACCGCCGGTCTGTCTGGACCGTCACAACCAAGCCCTACAGCGGCGCTCACTTCGCGGTCATGCCGTCCGATCTGGTGGAGCCGTGCATCAAGGCTGGATGCCCAGAAGGCGGCACGGTGCTTGACCCGTTCGCCGGCAGCGGCACGACGCTGGCTGTCGCCGCAGAACTTGGCCGCAACGCCATAGGGTGCGAACTCAATCCGTCCTACATCGAGCTTGCCGAGCGGCGTATCAAGGACGCACGGCAAAGCGTGGCACTGTTTGAAGGTGTGGCATGACAACGGAAGACCTTGCCCTGCTTGTGACGGGGATGATTGTCGTCGCAGGAGCGTTTTCCTGCGGCGTGTTGATGGGTACCTCTCTGCGAAAGGATGTGCGAGATGGCGACGATGACGAAGGAACGACGAAAGAAAGCGGATGGTGGCATCAGCCTGTCCACCAGGGATCTCAAGGCGGCGCTCGCTGCCGTGGCACCGGCTGTCCCGGCAAGAAGTCCACGGCCGGTGCTGCAGAACGTGCTCCTGTCGGGCGCGGTCCTGTCTGGGAGTGATGGCGACATCCGCATCGACGCTGCCATTTCCTACGACGGGCCGGCGTTGCTGCTGCCGAAGGACCGGCTGCAGGCCATCGTGGCCAACGCGACGGGCGACGAGATCACTCTGGTGCCCAACGGCACCAGCTGCATCGTCCGTGCTGGCCACGGCGAGTGGACTCTGCCGACCGAGGATCCTGCCGAGTACCCTGCGTGGACGCCGACCAACGCCAAAAGCGTGACCCGGCTGCCGGCTGACCAGTTCGTCCGTGCTGTGCGTGGCACTGTGTTCGCCACGGACAACGAGTCGAGCCGCTACGCTCTCGGTGCGGTGCTCGTGGAGGTGCGGGGCGACACGGTGACCCTGGTGGCAACGGACGGGCGGCGTCTGTCATCGTTCGCTGCCGAGCACGACCTGGCGGTTGATGACTCGCAAACTCTCGTGCCGGCCCGTGCGATGGGCATTATCTCACGGATCGCGGGCAACGCTGGAGACGCTGCGGTGCAGCTCGAGGGCACGCCCAGCGAAATCGTGGCGACCATCGGCGGCACCGTCGTTACGGCCAGGCTCGTCGAGGGACGATTCCCCAAGTGGCGGGACGTCGTGCCCGAGCGTGACGCGAAGGCCACGACCGTGGACAGGGCGGCGCTGATGGCTGCGACTCGAGCGGCTGCCATCGTGACCAGCGAGAGCAGCAAGGGCGTCGACTACACCTTTGGCAACACCGGCATTTGGCTGCACGGGCAGTCGGCCGAGTGCGGCGAGTCCAGCGTCACCTGCGACGTCGTGGAGGCTGGAGATTCCTGCAGCGTGAAGCTGGACCCGACGTTCGTTATCGAGTGGCTCAACGGCATTTCCGGTGACGCCGAGCCCGAGGTTGAGGTTGAGGCCGTGGACGAGCAGTCCGCCGTCGTGCTGCGTTGCGGTGACCACACGGGCGTAATCATGCCGCTGGCAAAGGACTGAGATGCCCGTTGCAATCAAGTATTGCGCAAAGCAACTGCACGACCTGTGGGACGGCGGCGCGTCTTATGCCGAGATCGCCGCCGTCCTCGGGTGCAGCCACAGCTACGTGCACGACCTCAAGGTGCGGCACAACCTGACCAACAGGCGGCGGCCGACGAAGGAAATCTACGAGAGCGATCCGACGCCTGACGACATCGAGCGGATGAAGGCGGAAATCAGGGAGCGGCACCTGGCAGAGATGAGGGCTACGGGATGAGCGACATTGTCGAGCGGATTCGCAGCCTGCGTTACGTCCATGTCCCGGTCGCAAGCCAGCTTTTTGAAGAGGCGGCCGCCGAGATTGAGCGGCTGCGGCTCCAGCTCCGCGAGCGAGGTGATAAGGAACCGATTCCGAAAGAAACACGGGCAGAGGTTTCTTACACGCTTTGCCCTGGTGTGTCGGAATATACCGACGGTATATCCGCACGCACCGAGTCAAAGCCGACGCTCACCGACGAGGAGCGGGAGGCGATCCATCGCGCCGAGGCGCGGCTGCGAACTGCGTATGTGCCAGACGACGAGACTGCCGCCACGCTCCGCAAGCTGCTTGCCCGTCTCGCTTGACGCGGCATTTACCGTGAGTCGCATGAGGCCGCGCAGTGCGGCCTGGCTCACGGAGGATTGCCATGCGTTTCGCACTTCTTGCTCTCGCCGCCCTGCTCTGCTCGGCGGCTCACGCGGACACCGTCTGCATCAATGGACGATGCAGCCTGCTGCGTCCCCAGCGTGTCGTTGTCCACAGTGACGCACCTGCCAGCGTCATCGTCACCACGCCGCGTAGCGTGACCGTCGTGTCGGCTCAGTCGCACGCCGACCACTTGGCGAGCACCAACACGTTCGTCCACTGCGGACGGCGTGGAAGCGGCTACGAGGGCTTGGGGTTCTCGACCTCGTCGCCCGACCATGCGTGCCGCTCTGCGTGTTTCTGGGGCCAGCGTCGCGTCCGTGAGATCGGCACCGCCTGGTGCCCGGCGCGTCGCGGCTGGATCGCGGTCGTGCGGTACGAGTGACCATGCGTCCTGTGACCTTCACAGTCGCCGGCGAGCCCGTCCCGCAGCCGAGGCCACGAGTCTCGACGCGGGGCGGGTTCGCTCGGGCATACGTGCCAAGCAAACACCCCGTCCACGCCTACCGTGCAGCGATTGCCGAGGAGGCCGCCAAGGCTGGGCTCGAGCAAACGGGCGAGCCTGTGGAAGTCATCGTGGATGCCGTGTTCGCACGACCGAAATCACACATGACGAAGAAGGGCGTGAAGCCAACAGCACCGCAGCTGCCACGGCCAGACGTCGACAACGTGGGCAAGGCTGTCCTAGACGCACTGCAGGACGTCATGGGGGACGACACGCTTGTGCGGCGGCTGGTGGTGGAGAAGTCATACGGACAGGAGGCACGGACCACCGTGAGAATCCAGTGAAGCTCGTCTGGTTCCCATCGTGGAATTGTCAGTCCTACTCGCCAGGTCAGAGCTACGGCCGAAAATGCCCGTACTGTCCATACTCACTCGACAAGCAAACGAACCGCCTGATCTTTGACAACAAGCCAACCTCGTCCGACGAGCGTGCCCCGGCTGCGGACCTCGTCGCGTTCTTCACCGTCAACTACGACGCGATGGGCGGGCACCTGGAGATCAGCGGCGGCGAGGCGCTGATGCGTCTTGACCTGCCCGAGATCCTCGCGGCGATTCCGCACCGCTGGGCGATCACGAGCAACACGCTGATGAGCACGGCGATTCAGCGGCTCATCGCCACGGGTGCCCTCGAGCGATGCGTTGCCTGGACTGCGTCGTGGCATCCGTGCAGCGGCATGGAGGACTCGTACAGCCGCAGCATCCGTATGCTCGCGGAGTGCGGCCGTCCTGCTCGGGCCACGGTCGTGATTGCCGCCTCGACGATTGAGAATCTCGCCGAGACGCTCGCGTACCTCCGCTCGCTGCCGCTGGCGGGAATCAACTGGCACCTCGACACGCATGGCCCGGCGGACGTGTCGCACCTCAAGGCGGCGGCTGAGGAGATCCTCGGGCCGGGCGACGTCTACCTCGCTGGACCGCCGCCGCAGGGAAAGCTCTGCAATCGGCACGACAAGCTCATGGCAGTCGGAGCGGACGGCTCGCTGTATCAGTGCGTGACGTTTGCGTATCAGGACATCGAGCCAATCTGCAAAGTCGACGGCGGCGTGCGACTGGACGAATTGGAGCGTCACGTCCAGTGGTGCGACGCTGTCTGCTTTGCCTGCTGTGACCACGTGAAGCACGAGGGCTGAGTGATGGAATCTCCACCGGATCACCTGCTGTACCCGCTGGACGTGTTCGTTGAGGACTTCCGAGCGAATTACGAGCGAGGTGTCGACGCCTGGCGTGATGCCGACGTGGCATTCGTCGGTCTTGCCCGCAACTGCGACAAGTGGCTGGCGGGCAATCTCGCTCGCCTGGTGCAGCTGTGCGACGGCGTCCGCTCGTGGAGGCTGCACATTCGCACGAACGACAACACCGACGAGACGCCGCGGGTGCTCAAAGAGTTTTGCGAGGAGTACCCGCAGGCGTCCTACATCGACCAGACGCTCGGCCGGAAACACTACGGAGCCGAATGGGCTGGGCCGCGGACGCAGGCGCTCGCGGAATACCGCACGGCGTGTCAGGAGTGGGTGAGGGAGTCCGCGTCGAATGCCAGCTTGGTCGTGGCGATCGACTTCGATATGTGGGGCGGCTGGAGCCACGCAGGATTCCTGCACGGCGTGGGGGCGCTGGCTGCCAATCCGCACGCCTACGGTATGGCGAGCGTGTCGCTGATGCGGCACTTCCAGATGGTGATGACCCCGTCTGGCGAAACGAAGCGGGAGAGAACGTGGCTGCAGTACGACTGCTGGGCGCTGCGGCTCAACTCAAGCTTCGACGACTACACGGCTGGCATCGGCGGCTGGAAACACTCGTGGCTGCCCCCCGTGGGATCGCCTGTCGTTCCGGTGGCATCTGCGTTCGGCGGGATGACGATCTACGAGACCGGCGCGTATCTGTCTGGCACCTATGACGGCAGCGACTGCGAGCACGTTCCGTTCCATGCGTCCATCGCGGCGAAGACAGGCAAGTCGCTCTACCTCGATCCGGCGATGAGGACGGTGATGTCGTGGCTGGATTGACGGCGACGATCAACGTGCTGTCTTTTCGCGCGGATTGGGATTCGCACATGCCGATCGCTGCGCTCTGCGTCCGCTACACGATCTCCAAGGATCAGGTCATTCGCCTGCGTGACCTGTGGGATCTGCCGCTGCGGAACAATCGCAGGCTGCGGTACAAGCCCGCCCGCGGCGAGACTCGCGACCCGACGCCGTCCGAAATTGAACAACGCTGCAAGGAAGTGCAATCGCGATGGGATGATCGCACCAGGCAGGAGCGGTCGGTCATCAAGCCTCGGCCGGTGACGCTCAAGAGAATCGAAATGACCGACGAGGCTCGCCAAGCGTTCGACGAGCTCCCGGTGGAAGAATGAGTCGCGAGCACGACTACATCGAGCGGCGGATCGTCATCGAGTACGGGCGTCGGTACGTGTACCTGACGATGACGGACGCCACGGCGAAGCTCCTGTCGGGCCGGGAGGAGGTCTTCACGCAGCCGTTCCTGCTGGAGCGGCGCGACGCCCACGACGAGGCGGACGACTGCTGGCAGGCGTGCTACCAGCACATCAGCGATGCCGTCGTGTTCCCGATGCCCCTGCAAGGGGACGGGGGGCAGGCGGCAGAATCGACGGAGGACGATTCGCCGCCCTCTGGATGACGCCGTGGACGCCGCCGACAACCTCCAGACAGTCGCCGCCAAGGCCAATGCGTTCCTGGCGGCTGCCCGCGAGCAAGCTGCGGACGGCCTGACATGGGCCGAGTTCGGCCGGCTGCTCGTGCAGTTGCTGCACCTGCTCGTCGCCGGGCTCGACGCCGTGACGACGTTGTCGGGTCCAGAGAAGAAGGCGGTCGTGCTGACGGCCGCCGCCGCCCTGTTCGACACGTTCGCTGACAAGTGCGTCCCGCTGACCGTCTGGCCGGCGTGGCTGCTTATTCGGCCGGCGACTCGCGTGCTGATCCTGTCGCTCGCCGCCGGTGCGATCGAAGCCCTGCTCGCAATCACGAGGAGAGACCCCGCATGATGACCTTGCTCATCGTCGCCGCTGCCGTGGCCTGGCTCATGTGGCCGACCGGCAAGGCGACGCCATCACAGGCGATGCCGCTGCCGTCTGACCTGTTCCGCGTGCCGCCGCCTGCGGCACCAGCCACGCCGGATGCCAGGGCTGCGATCGACAGCCTGCTGGCCGTGCGTGACCGGCTGTCCGCTGGTGGCCCGCTCGACGAGGAGAGCGGTGCCGCGGTCGACCGTCTCTGGCTGGAGCTGCTCCACGGGAGCGCCAAGCGATGAGCCGAGAGAAGGGAATCGTGTTCGCCGCTCTGCTTGCCGTCGCGGCACTGGCTGCCGTTGTCGAGTTCGCACAGCGTCCCGGCGAGGACGTTCGCCCCGAGCCCGGCCTTTCGCTGCGGGGCAAGTTCGTCGGGCCGGCGGCGGCCGATGACGCTGCCGCCTTCGCCGGGCTGTGCCGCGGCATCGCCGACGCCTTGCAAGCCGACGGCCTGAAGTCCACGCCACGAATCACGACGGGCGTGCAGCTGGAGGACGTTCGCGTTGCTGCCGCCGAGGGGCGATTCCTGCCGCGGACGCTGACCCGCGAGCAGCCTCACGCTACCGCCGCTGCCGGCCGGTATCTCGATGAGGTGGCCGGCACATCTGGCGGGCCGCTCGACACGACGACTCGTGCCAAGTGGGTCGCCGCGTACCGCACGCTTGCCGATGCCGCCGAGGAGGCCGTCCGATGACGCTGCTCGATCATGTGTTGGAGGTCGTCGACAACGCTCTGATGCTGTGCTGCTGCATTGCCGTGCTCGTCGTGGCCGCGTCTGCCATCGCGTGCCCGGTCTACCTGCATCTCATCCACGCGGAGCTTGTCCAGATTCGCGAGCAGGATGCGTCGTGTCACTGCAGCGATGACCGTGGCCCTGGCCCCGTGCTGCCACGAGTGCTGCCACGCCTCCGCAATCTCGGGGAGGCTGACGATTGAGCCATCGACGCAGCGTCTGGACGATGTCAGCCATTGCATTCGTCGTGTTCGCGGCGATTGCTGGAGCCATCATTGACCACTACACGCATCGCCTACTGAAGCGCGTCGATAGCGGCTTTGGCTACCAGCCGAATCCCGAGGGTGTCCGTCTTTTCCTCGGCGAGCTGGCCCAGCCCACCTTCGCAGAGGCTGGTGCCGACGCGATGAAGAACGCGACCGGCCGCGACACGTTCCTCTACCGTGCGGTCGACATTGCTCACCAGCGGAAGTACGGCACGCCGTGGCGGTCGTGGGACCAGGGCTCTGCGGGCACATGCGTGTCGTTCGCGTTTGCGTTGGGCGAATACACAGCGGAAGCCGTCGACC